ATCCAATATGTCACATGAGTTTTGTAGTAGGTGATGTTCAATCACCAAATAACAAGGGTTCACCACAAAGACCACCAACCGCATTATCAGTACCTAATGGTGGTGCTAATCCTATACTAACTTGGGTTAATGTAACTGATGTTGGTGGTAGTGCCATAACATATTACAAGGTGGAAAGAAGAAGTGAAATTGGAAGTTGGGAAATAGTTACATCAACTGCAAGTAAGACAACTCAAACATATACTGATACAAGTGCAAGTGATGTAGTTGGAACAAAGTATAAATATAGACTAAATGCCATAAATACTCAAGGTATCGGAAGACCATCAAAAGTGGTGTTACATACAAGATGACCAGTAGACTAGTAAAATTCCTTATTAATGGAGTTGAAGCAGAAATTACTAGTGCAAAGGTAAGACGTAATCATGCAAGAACTGTTGACACTGTTGAGTTTAAAATGCCACCAAAATATAGTATTGATCAAGGTGATATTGTAACATTCATACAGGATATAGTTGACACTGATTTCTTGACCGCAATTTATAATTTTCAATATTCGGTAAGAGATGAGGGTGGATATGACCTTGATGGTAATGATGGAACATATACAGCAGACTATACAACAGGAAGTACGGAATTATATGTTAATAGTGTAGAGCCTGTATTGAGATTTAATGCTGATAATGAAAAAGTAACCATTACTGATAGTACAAGGATTGATTTTTCAAAATCATTTGATATAATATTAATAGCCCGTGCAGTTTCATTTCCAACTGGATCTCAAACCCTATTTAGTAAGACAAATGGTGGTGCAGGGGGTGGAATAGAAATTGGAATTACAAGTGGCGATCCGGGTTATGTTGAAGTTGAATTATTTGATACAGTTGGTATATTAACAACACTTACAGGTACAAACGTAAATTTAAGAGATGGTAATTATCATTTTATAAGAATAAAAAGAAACGGAATAGGAGAAATATTACTTACTGTTGATGGTATCACAGAAGGCTCTACCACTAAAAATAATGCCGTTGATGATTATACAGCAACAGGAATTAATATATTCTTTGGTAAAAATTTTGATGTTGGTTCAAGACATTATCAAGGTAAGATAGCACAAATTAGAATATATTGTAATGGTACACTTTCTGATGATGATTATGACACTACTAGATTTGATATGCGACAACCAATGACAATGAAATTTAGGGGAATAGTTCAGAATTATGAAAACAATGTTGGTTTCAAGACAGTATATGCTCAAAGTGTAAATGAATTAATAATAAATGCAAAAATATCAAAGGCAAATATGGATTTAAGAGATAAAAATGCAACTAATAATGGAATAGATAATATATTTTTAGACGATGTAACAAACAGAATGACAACAGATTTGATAGTTAAACAAATACTTGCTGAATTAGATTCTGGATATATATTTCATAATGCTACAGGTACAGGAGAAATTATGAACAGGTACATAGCACGGGGAACATTATCAGAAATAATATCACAATTATTTACACTAGACAATAGAAGATTTTGGATAACTCCTAGGAAAGTATTAGTAAAAGAGAATCAACCAATATCAACCAAAAAAGTATTTGAACAAGGATTATATGATATTAATGTAGATGGAAAAGACAACACATTATTAATCAATGATGTGGAAGCAGTAGGTGAAGTTCAGATTCATAATAGAACCCAACAATTTAACGGAGATGGAGTTATAACTGCTTTTACACTAACAAATGTACCAATTAGAGTAAAGGCAGATATAAGTGCGGTTGTAAAATTAAGAGGTATAGATAGTAATGATTCAGTTGGAAAAGACTATTACATTGAATATACCAATGGTGCAACCAGTGGATCTCGTATCATATTTTTTGTTGCACCCGCAGTTGGAACAAATAATATAACTGTTGAATATGATTATGAAAATACATCTACACTATATTTTAGAAGTGAGGATGCAACAAGTATTACAGACTTTGGTAGAGTTAGTGGAAGAGTATATGCACCGGGATTTGATCAGGGTCAACTTGCTTCACTAGTTCTTGCGATATTAACTGACAGGAAAACACCAAAAAGAAGAATTACTGTTGTATCATCAACATTATTAAACAGTATAAGAGAAGGATTGGGATGTAATATTTTATATCCAGAAAAAAATATAAATGATACTTTTGAATTAAAATCTATAGAATGGAGATACCCACAAGGAATAACAATTATGGAATTTGGGGAACATAAGTTTGATTACTTTGATATAATACAATCAGGTAATACAAGATTATCAGGAGTAGATGATTTTATAATAAAAACCAATAACATTTAAATAAGGTATATACAATCAATAGTATGTTTAAACACATCAATCACACTATTGAAAGACCTTTTGTAAAGACAGCACATGATGAAACTGGGCATTATTACATAACACCTGATGGTAAAAAATATCCTAGTATTACTACCATATTTAAATTATTGGATGATATGTCATGGTATGAACATTGGGTAAATAGTATTATGAAAAAATTAGACATGACAAAGAAAGAAGCAGAGGTAGAGTGTAAAAGAATTGGTAATGAATCTATGGAAGTAGGCACAGAATTACATAAAATGGCAGAAGGATATTTAAATAATTCTTATCCAGTAACATTTGGAAGATATGAAGTTGATATTAATATGTTATTTGAATCATTAAAAGAACATTTAGATGAACATGTAAACAATATTCATGGAACAGAATCAGAGTTATATAGTGATGAACTTGAACTTGCGGGAACAGTAGATTGTATAGCAGAATATGATGGTGTGTTAAGTGTGATAGACTTTAAAAACTCCCGCAAACCAAAGACTAATTCAGAATGTAAAAAGAAAAATTACTATACACAAATTACTGCATACGCTAAAATGTGGGAGTTCTGCACAGGACAAAAAATTGATCAAGGAGTAATACTTGTAATTAGTTGGGATGGAAAGGTAAAGCCTTTTATAGTAAAAATAGATGACCATGAAGAAGAATTATGGAATAAATTAATTGAAATAGAGCAATATAAAGCCTTAAATAGTTAGTATATAAACAATTATTATGGTTAAGTTAATAGAAAAAAAAGACTTAAAAACAGGGGGAAAGGAATTAGTCATAGATAAACGTACATTACCAAAAACTAACAACCCACCTCATTTAAAGGATTTAAGATATGCTAGAAATCTACCCGCACAATGTAATAACTGTCCATACCGTGCAGAGGAAGAAGGCGGGAATGGAATTTGTAAAAAATATGAAAAGGATGCCTTATGTGTGATTAGAAAAGATATTGCTAAAATGATAGATACTTTCAGTGAAAGAAACTCTTTAAAGATAGTTGACTTGATGGAAGCAGAATTTTTGAATAACTTTGAGTTAATACAGTTCTTTGAAACAATGGAAAATATGAGATCAGAGCTAGATCCAGAGGTAACAAAGCGTATTAATACCCTTACAAATTTGGGGAAGGTTATAAATGAAATTAAGACAAAAAGACAATCAGTAGAAATAACACAGAAAGAAACCCTTAGTGACGATATGAAACATGAGATAGCAAGGACTATAAAACTTACCAGTGATGTGTTCAAGGATTGAGTCTTAGGAAACTCCCACCTGTTGAGGATGTTATTAACCCTGTAGAATATGCAAAACTACTGGTAAAATCTGCCAAATCATGTGCATATTTTGTGGCACAATTCATAGGATTTAATGTTTTTGATTATAACAAGGCGTTCTTGGATTGTTATGACCGTTTCATTGTGTATCGTACTGGTCGTCAAGTTGGAAAATCTACAAACGCAGCTTTAAAAGCCATACACTTTGCATTTTTTGCTCCACTATTTGCAAGTAACATAGATACTGGTGTGGCAAATGTTGTAATTGCTTCACTGTCAAAAGATCAGGCACATCTAATTTTAAGTAAGATTAGTGAATTTATACACATGAGCCCTACCTTATCAAAGAAAATTATCAAGGAAATAAAGACTGAAATTACCTTGGAATGGTATGATGGAACAGGAAAGACTAACTTTATAGTAAGACCTATTGGTGATACTGGTGATAGTCTTAGGGGATTTACCGTTCATTATGCCATATTGGATGAAGCTGCATATATTCCACAGGTAGTATTTGATGCTTTTCTACCAAGTACAGTAACTACAAAACCTCATATTTTACTAACAAGTACACCAAAGGGAAAATCGGGACAGTTTTTCAAATCATGTATGGAATCACATACTATATATGAGAAAGGAAAACCAAGACCAGTAGAGGGACATGAAAATAAGGAAAAACATCCTTGGACTCAATTTCATGTAACTACATTTGATAATCCATTAGCTGCCAGTGATCCACAAGTTCTTAAATTAATTAGAGGAACTACAAAAGCTGCTGAAAAACAAGAAATTTACGGTGAGTTCTTGGATGGTGGAAATTCTTTAATTCCATATAATTTATTACAGGAAGCATTACAACCTATTGAACGACCAATGTTTGATTATTATGACTGTGGTGTTGATACAAGTGGTAAAGGTCAAGATGAAACAGTTGTTATTATTGCGGGAATAAGAAGTGGAATATTATATCCAATAGATGTATATACAGAACTAACAACAGAACAACCCGCACTTGCTAGAAAGATAAAGGAATTTCATGAACTGTATAGATTTAGACGTATATATATTGATGAAACTGGAATGGGGGATACCCTTATGGATATGTGTAAGGAAGTAGATCCTACAATGCCAATCATAGGTATAAATTTCAAGTCAGATAAAACAAATCTATATATAAACTTGGAACGGTTATTTGAGGAAGAAAATCCAAACACAGGTGAAACAGTAATCAGATTGATTAACCTTTCACTATTACAGGATTATCACAAGGACAAAATGATTGAACAATTATCCTATATGTATTGGGATCATGGTAAATTTAAGGATCAACAACCCAAAGTGCGTAGCGAACACGCTGATGATTACAGCGATAGCCTTTCACTTGTTGCTTTTGGTCAACAAAAACTTGATTTTTTTCAGGATATAAGTGAATTATTTTCACTATAATCTTACCGCAAATGTTAAATACCTAACTATATAAAGTATTTATATGCCTGAAAAAGAGGAATCTGGGGATAAAGCAGAAGAAAAATGGATCACCATAGGGGGTAAAAAAATAAGGATTCCAGCAGGTGAAGAAGGGGAAGAATTAGTTAGAGATAAATTACCTAGTGTTAGAGGACAAAAAGAATCAAACACAAAGGAAGCACAAAAATCAATTTATAAAATACGTTTTGATTTATTAAAGTCAATTTTCAAACCAAGAGATGAAGTAGTATTTGCAGAGTATAACAAGTCAGGAATTATAGCAGGTCTTAACGGTGATATTATTAACATACTTTGTGAAGGTAGAACATATCCTATTTTAAAGAACCATGTTTTTAAGAAATCAGAATTATTGGGGAATAGACATTGGGATACAATGACAAATGTAGACAGGGTTGAAATATTAAAAACCTGTAACCTACCTGCATTTTACAATAAACAAAATTGGGGTAATCTAGCAATAGAAATAAGAACTCAATTATTAAAAGGTACTAGTCCGGCAGGTATGTCTACAAGCACACCGGGAACAAATAATGCTATATATAACCCAATAAATGAAGAAAAAACTGTATCAAGTAGAATAAAAGAAGAAATAACAAGACAACATAATACAAAATATGAAGAAGATGGTGGTAAGAATGGTGGCAAAGATAATGATAAATCAGGTGATAAGAATGATGATAATGGAGATAAGGATGAAAAGAAAGGAAAAGATTAAACGTTGTAAATGCCCATGTAATCGGGAATTACCTAGTAGATATAAAGGAAGAGAGAAAATATTTTATGATAGTCCAGTTTGCAGAAAAATTTGGCATCTGATGGATAAAGAATCACAAAATAAAAGATTGGCAGAGATGGAATTGGCTAATTAAAAATTAACTAGATAAAAAAATACTAGTTAAAAATATACTAGTTAGAGTATGTTGGTATAGAATCGTTTGTAACAGGATTAGCCTGTTCATAAAATTCTAAGATTCTTTCAAATACAACCCTATCACTCTCATTACCTTTTCTTTTAGTATCAGGTTTTG